TCATTTTCATTAACATTACCTAACTGACTCCAACCACCTATTTTTTCTGGTGATCCATATCTAAATCTAACATTATCGCAGTCTACCCACTGTCCTTCTGCTGTGGTTTCTGAAACTTGTTTATTTATCCCTGGCTGAAAACCTATTTTTTGTAGCATAATTTACCACTATATAAGATTTTTTATATTTTTGTAGCCTTATATTATATGAATCTAGGCCCTTTTACGAAGATAGCTATTGAATCTCTAGTGCCCTTAACAACGGGATCCACCTTATGATTTATGTAAGATTTAAACATTAAAACACTACCTGGGTTGTCTAATATTTCTATGTGTTTAGGACCATTGTCAAAAAGATAAAACTTACCACCCTCATACTTATTTAAAGATGTATTAATAATTACAGTAAATTTAATATCAAATATATGACTTTTTGATCCATCAGAGTGCCAGTCATACTCTCCTTGGTTTTGATAAAAATATGAATTTATATTTATATAATCATAATCATTTAAATCATATAAAGTGTAACCAAATTTTTGCACGTTAATTACTTTAATTAATTCATTTAAAGTATTTAATTTGTCTTTAACGCTTCTCCACTCACAAAATTTAACAATAGAAGTTTTAGTTGTGTTAGCTGGTCTGTCAACACTTTTAACTAAATTATTATCGCAAATTTTTTTTATTTCTTTTAAATCTTTCGTATTAAAAAATTTATCCCAATACCAATAGGTATATTTATTTTCCATTATTTTTAAACCATCCAGGTAAACCTATATGCAGTCTTCCATCAAACATATTTTCTTGTGCTCCTTTTGTTTTTACATTGTTATAGTGTAAAAATACTTGAACACATTCATCTCCTTCAAAAGGTTCTCTCCAGTGTTCTAATTCACATCCTAAATAAATTAACATATCCCCTGGTTTTAAATTAACCTTAACCCCTTTTTTATTTTCTTTACCAGAAGGTTCAACATATATAGGCCAATTGTCTCCACCTAAATTTAAAGTGGTTGATATTTCACAACTAAATCTATCTTTGTGTCTTTTTAAAATATCACCTTTTTTATAAACTCTTGCATAAGTGTATGCAGGAGTTAATTTTAATTTTGTTTTTTGTTCCATGATTGGTTGTATTTTTAACATTAAAGTGTCCATTGCTATGTCTCCATAAGTGGAGTATGTGTTAGCAACTTGCTGTTTATCTGTTTCATATTTACCTAACACTTCTTCAAATGGAGAAATGTATCTATTTTTTATGCAAGTATCATAAACTTGTTTTTTAACTCTTAAATAATTATAACAAAAATCAGATAAGTCTTTATCAATTACTTTTTTTATTACGATGTATTTATTTTTTATTAAACTCATTTTTGTAAAACCTCTGACGGTACAGCTTGAATATTAAAATGTATAAATCTAAAAGATTTAATACCATGGTCTAAAACAAACTCGTGTTCTAAGTATCCTGGAAAAAGTAATAAAGATCCTGGCATAGGTTTAAAATTTATTAAATCATCATTTTGATAAATTTGTTCACTAGTATGTGGTCTTGATTCTAGTTTTGTTGCCCTAGCCCCAGTTCTTGGATCATAAAAAATTGGATAAGAAGTGTTAGGTCCACATTTTAAAAAATAAAATCCAGATACATGTTGATTACCATGTATGTGTGCAGAGTGATGTCCTCCCTTTTTACCAAACTCTTGAACCCATAACTCTGTCATTACATAAATATATTTATTGGTGTCTATACCTTGATCGTATAAATAATTAACGGACATGTTTCCAACATAATCTCTAAAAGAAAAAAATTGTTCTTCTTTTACTAAGTTTTTAGAGTGATATGAAATTCCAAACTCACCATATTTTTTTCTATACTTTTTATTTTTATCAAATTGTTTAGCCTCTTTTATATATTTATTAGAGACTTTGTTTAAATCTTTTACAAACTCTGGTTTTTGACCATGCCAAATGCGTGTTGAAAAGCAATCTAATTTTTCCATTTTATATATAAGGTTGTCCTAAATTCCAAACAACTAAACTATACCTTGTTCCTTTCCTAACTGGTTTTACTCTATGCCATACAAAAGATGGAAATACAACTATAGACCCCTGTGGTAAAATCTCAGTGCATTTTCTAATTTCTTTTGGATTGTCGTGATTTCTAAATTGAAACTCAAGTTCTCCACCACTATACTCAGAACCATCTGTCAATTGACAAGTCATAGAAAGTTTTCTTATTTTACCATGTTCTGGTTCATTGGGTCTGTTATAAGGTTTATCCCAACTATCGCAGTGCCAATCATAATATTGATTTAATTTATATTTTGTAAATTGACAAGGTTCAGATCTACTCCATTCAAAGTTCCAACCCGCATTTTTATTAGCCTCGTGAACATAGGGATGTATTTCTCTGTATATCCAATTATCATTTAACCAAGAAACGTTTGAATCTCTTTTTTTCTTCAGATCTTTTATTTCTTTTTTTGTTAAAGATCTATTTTTTATATCTCCTAATGTCCCTGTAACAGCTAAATTTTCTTTTTGAGCAAGACCGTGTTGAATTACCTCTTCACAAAAACGAGGTGTTAAAGCTGATTTAAAATACCAATAATAATTATCCAAGTTCATAAGTTACCGTTAGAATAGAATTTAATTGTTGAGAAGTATTTTTTGTGATGTGATATCTTTGAGTTGAGGGAAACATTACAAAATCATTATTGTTTAGAGGTATAACCCAAGACCTGCCTTTTCTTCTATTATCATCATATTCAATATAAACATTGCAAGAATCTTTAGCAACATTAACACCGTATAGCATTACATAATCAGGAGAGTGTTTTAGATCTACTGGGTTTATTTGCAAAAGAGATTCTGATTGTTGTCCAGGAAAATAAACATCACTTAAAACATCTTTTTCAACAATTATTAAATTGTGTTTTAGTTGTGCAAATTCTTTAATATAAGTTACAATTTTATCCCATTCTCTAGTAAACGGAACCCCTTTTAAATTTTTTGTTTGATGTTTTAATATATTGTAAAAAATATTTTCTCTATCTATTTCAAAAAATTCTGGCATATCAATTGAGCCATAATATAAATCAATTTGAGATAATATTTTTTTATTAATCATTTTTAAAACCCTCCATTAAACAATTCCAAGATTTAAGATAGAAGGGCCAAGTAAAATACAAAGCTTCTTTGTTTATTGCTATTTGAGAAAGAGTGTCTTTCCATTCCATATTTTTAGTTATATCTAAATGTTCATTACTTAAATGTTTAACTTTTTTCCAAAAATCGGTTTGATAAATTGAACCATTAGAATACACATAACAAATAAAATTTTCATACTGCTTTGCTTTTAAATTTAAAATATCGTTAACACCTTCCTCTGTCATTGTATTGTTTATATAATCATAAAAAAATCTATTAACATTATCATAGTAACCACCAGACAAAGCCTCCATAGGTTCATAAAATATAGCCCTATTACCATTTCTAATTACTCTATGATTTAAAAATTTTTTTGCTCTATATGCTTTGAATTTAAAATCTCGTAAATCTTTTTTCTCTAAGTTTGATTTAAATATTTTATTAATATCTTTAACAGCCTCTTCTTCAGTAGTAATTTTATCATTAAATAGATAACCCCAACCTTGTCTAGTTGTTAAAGGTATACCAAACATCCAACCATTTTCGTGTGCTTGATGATATGTATAAGCCCAATCCCCAGGTTTTTTAATCATGTTTACAAAACAACGATTCAAAAGAAGAGGTTTACAAATATGATAATCTGAATAATCTTCAGGATATCCTCGACAATCAATTACGTAATCGTATGTTTTACTATTTTTATCAAATAAAACTTTTACATTTTTTTCTGTCTGTTGATAATTTTTTACATTTTCGTGAATAACTTTAAATCTTTTTCCGTATTTATTCTTTGCTCTTTCAAACATTGAGTTTGATAAATTAAAATTATTAAAATGCATTGCATACCCATTGGGTAGTATGGGACTAACAAAATCGTTTTCTCTCCAATTTTTATACAACACTCCAAATTTAATTGTTGAGTCTAATTCTTTAGAATCACCAAAAGTATTATAATCAACACTCTCCCACAATAATTGTGGTAATTGAGTGTTACTGCTTTCCCCAATACCAAGAATATCTTTTTTAGGATTAAAAATACAATCTACTTTTGCATCTGGCATGTATCTTAAAAAATGTAACACTGACATTACACCAACTGTGCCCGTACCAAGAACTGCTATATTCATTTTTCTTCTTTCATTTTAAAAGAAGCATATCAATATTTATTATAAATTCAAGTTTTTTATTGTTTTGAATAACTCGTGAAATCCCAACCTGTATTATTGTCAGCTTGATAGGCATCTTCGTTCCACACATAAGTATGCGTGTGTGTTCCTGCATCTACTTGCGATTGTTGTTCTGATGTTAAAGAAGGTTTTGCAACAGGTGGATCCCATGTTGCTGTTGAATTATTTTTTGTCCAACTAGCGTGTGGTTGAGGCACCCAAAATATTTGATTAACAGAATCCCATGTTCCCCCTAAACTAGCAAAATTACCTCTAAACGGAGTACCTCCGTTGTTATGTTTATTTTCATACGTCCAATAAGAAGTTTTAATCCATAAATGTGCAGGCCAATTATTATTAGCCTCTAAAAATGCTTGACCAAGTGATTCTTGTTCATCTCCGTTTTCGTCTTGACAGTCTTTGTTGTCAACAACCACAACGGCTAAAACTTCATTCTCTTCTGATATTTTTGCAAAGTGTGCCATATTAATTATGCAGCAGCAGTTTTATAAGCTATTAAAACTAAACCGCTTCCTCCATTTCCATTTCTACAACCAGCATCGATTTCTCCACCTCCGCCACCACCAGAGTTTGTAACTCCTGAAGCGTTAGCTATAGCAGATGGACTAGTTGGAGCATTTCCATCTCCTCCACCGCCATTTCCTCCGCCTGAGTTAGTAGAGGCTTGTTGTTGGTTGTCTCCTCCACCACCTCCAGCAAAAAAATTAGTTGCTGCTCCTGGTGAAACAGGGCATCTTGGTTGATTATTTATATTGTAAGGTTGTCCAGTTCCAAAAATAGGTGTGTGTGAATCTCTTCCAGCACCGCCAATTGATCTTGCAGGTGTATTACCTGCTGACCCTGCGCCACCGCCTGATCCCATATTATTAAATGTAGGACCATGGTTTGCTGATCCGCCATTGTTTCCTTGTGAAGGAGATACTGGAGGAGTATTTCCTGATCCTCCACCTCCTGTCGCTGGAGACCCGCCGCCGCCTCCACCGGATCCGCCGTTTCCTCCCGCTAATCCAGATCCTGGGCCGAACGCTCTTCCTAATCCACCTCCTGCTGAGGAGATTGATAGTGCAGAAGATGCAGAACCATTACTTCCATGTGGACCCGTTCCTGGACTTTGATTAGCAGTTCCACCAGCTCCAATAACTACTGGATAACCTTGGACACTAGCAGTAACAGCGCTTGAGTCAACAGACGTTCTATATCCGCCCGCGCCTCCGCCAGCTCCCGATCCGCTTCCTCCTCCGCCAATAACCAAATATTGTAAATCATTGTCGTCATCACCAGTAGCGTTAACGGTAAAAGTACCATTACTTGTAAATACATGAACTTTATAAATTCCTACTTCAACCTCACTATTACCACCAGAAGCACAAATACCTGAAAAACCTGCACCACCAGAACCAAAACCTAATATTTGATAACCAAAACTTCTAGTTTTTGGTCTTGTTGATTTAGGTTTTTTTTCTGGAAAAGTTCCTAGTTTAAAGTCTCTCATGTATTCCTCCTATTATGCGTCGTTAGCAGCATCAGTAGTAAAGAATAATTTAATACCTAATAGTTTTGCATCGGCAGTTAATGAATCCTCCGATACATCTCTTGTTATTTGGAAATAAACTTCCTCATCTGTACTAGGAGATCCCGCTATTGTAACATTTCCACTTTCTGCTGTAACGTCTAAATCGTTTGCTGTGCCACTATGTGCTTTTGCTGTTGGTGCAACCGCTGTTCCAAAAGCAACATTGATAGTGTCATTGTCTGCGCAAGAAACACCAGCTAATGCCCAAGATACAGTTCCTGTGTTTG